GCACTAAACTCTTCCATAAAGTTACGAAGAGCTGGCTGAGTGGACTGAGGATTGAGATAGTCGGCTTCGTCGAGGATGACCATCTTTCTGCCACCCATCAAAGAGACAGAGCTAGCAAACTGCGAGATGTCGTTACGTAACATGTCGATGTTGCCATTCATCGAACCGTTGATAACGATGTAGTCACATTGGAGTTCTTCGCACATGGCTTTGGCCACAGTTGTCTTACCAACACCTGCGGTACCAGAGAGAATGAGGTTAGGAATGTTCTTTTGATCGACGAACTGTTGAAATGTCTTCTTCAATTCGTCAGTCAGGATAGTGTCGGATACGGTCTTTGGGCGATACTTCTCGACCCACAAAAAATCTTCAAGCATAATATATCTCCGTCACAAAAAATGGGCGATGCCGAAACACCGCCCATTCAAATCAAGCCTCGAACGCCGAGTTGGACTCAACAGCAATCCAATACTCTACGCTAGCACCTTTCCAATGACTCAATCCCTTCGAAGAGATTGATACGTCATAAGAACCTGGAATCAACTTCATGCAATCCGAACGGAATACCATACGGAAGCGAGCTTCAGTTTCACCAACTTCGATGCTAAACGAATCGTTGCTAGTGCCACGTGTATCGACTGCTTGAAGCAAGATCTTGCCGTTCTTACCGACAATGGCAATCTCAGGCAACTGAGAAACTGCCAAAGCCTTCATCACTCGATTGAGTGCCTCTTCTGAAATCAAACAGTTGACTTCAGGATTTGGCAACTCAATCTCGCGATCAGGAGGAACGATGATCAGCGAAGGATCAGTGACAGCGTACTGAAACCGATTGTTGCCTTCGATGAGTTCGACGTACGAATCCTTGATTTCAATCTCAGGATCATTAAACAAGGAGAGAGTGCCGATAAACCGTGAGAGGTCATATACGGCAAAACCCTTCTCGAAGTCTTGTTTAATTATTGCTTTCGCAAGAACAGATTTTGTACTCGAAATAGTACGGATCACATTTCCAGGCTTGAACATAATATTCTTGTTGATAGCCGAGAAGTTCTTGAGTACTTGCAACGTATCATTATCTAATTTCATAATAAATCTCCATATGTTCGGAATATTCAATATACCAAGGTTTGTATTAATTGTACACTTATTTGTTTTTACCGAGTGCAGAAGGATCTGCTGTTGCTGCAGCACCAATTCGTGCAATATCTGGTAGAGAACCACCGAAGACATAAGAACCAACGTGCTTCAGTTCCATCCACGGGCAGAGCCATACTTTCATTCCAGCATTACGAACCCACTGACAGAACATGTAATCTTCTGAAAGATAACGCTTCGAGTAGTCCTTCAACAAACCATTGTTCGGATCTTTGACAAAGTCTACGATATCAGAAGCTTTTGCTTTTGGATTCTTTTTCAAGTATTCTTCAAGCTCAGCATTGATATTCGTACGCTTATGATCGATCGGCGTATCGAAGTAAGCCATGATCTCGCGACTGCCGTCGAAGTGTTCTGTACGAACATGATCTGGCTTGTAGAACTGTTGAGGATATGCTTCTTGAAACTTCTCAAAGGTTTGACGACGAATCATCATGAATCCAGTACCAGATTCAAGCACTTCGACTGGTTGGCCGAGAGGAATTTCACGAGTTTCACCTGTCGGATTGAAGACGTAGTCGCCGACAAACTTTTCAAGATCATTTGGATTCTCGTCAGCCATACCCTTATCGACAGCAAGCTTGATCTTTTCCCAGCTGATGCACTTCTTTGGATATGGACCAGCGATGATGTCATATTTGTCTTCTGCTACATCTGGATTCTGCAGAGCGAGAAGAGCGATCACGTCGTTCGGATTAAATCCAATGTCTGAGTCGATGAACATCAAGTGCGTATCGCCTGAGCGCATGAACTCGTCGGCACAATAGTTGCGTGCTCGAGTAATTAGTGATTCGTTGAAGAGAAAGTAGAATCTGACTTGGATTCCGTAGTGGGTGCAGAGAGCCGAGAGATCGGCAATCGAACGTGTAAACATGCCTGCGCATTGACCGCCATACATTGGTGTAGCGATGAAGAGCTTGCGCTTTCTGAGCTCTTCCATTGGAACATTAATTTCAATACCCATAATTAATCCTTAATCCTTATTTTCAGTATCATGAACGTGGAGTTGCATAATTGCGTAGTGGATAACCTTCATCAGGTCCTTTCGCCATTCGGCGGGATCACCCTTACGACCGTATCGTTGAGTGTACTTCATCATATTCCCGATATTGAAACCAGTTCCATGACCAGCGTCAATGATGAATTCTGTTGCTTGATATTTATTTCGGGAATAGTGCTGCTCGTAAGTAGCATCGATGTAAGACTGGATCTCCTTCAGAGATTCGCCTTCATTATATTTATACACACTGAGATGCTTCGCTGTAATTTCTGGAATAAAATTTGTGCGTGTGGCCGAAAGATTCTCTACTGCTTCAGTAATCGATATTGTATTATCATCGTGTTCATTCATTATATACTTACTTGTTTTCATGCAAAGAAATCCTCTAGAGTTGCGGGTTTGTTTTCAGATAATCCACTCCATTTGCGACCTTGCCAGTGCGGATAAGAATTTCGAGAGAGGTGTACAGACTTCGGTTTTTCCATGCATTCAAAGTCGAGCTCACCGCTATTGTTGAGTAAAGGATCTACCCAATCAATAAAGTTTACTCTACTCTTCGCACAAAGATTCTTCATCTCATCCTTAAAGATAAGACGAGCTTTATTGCGTTGTTCCCATGATCCGTAGAATGGTGAGCCTTTATAGTAACCGGTCTTTGGAAGAATTCGAGATTCGTTTTCGATTGGAAGAAGTTCATACGCTGATACTTCTTCAAGATCGAGAGATACCAACTGTTCATGATATCTATTTGCCAAATTACGAGTCCTTTGTTCCATATTTGGCAAGCGATTAAGGTGATGACGTACGTCGATGTTACCGAAATAAAACTCTGCGATCTTGTGATGTGGTTCGATGAAAGTTTGTAGACCTTCTTTCAATGCACCGTGCAAAGTTTTAAATGGAACAGAATTGACAAACCAAGTTGGACGATACATGCAAATGGCATGACTATCTCCAGCAATTGCTCGATTCGTAGTTTCAATTTCGCGGACTGTAATGGCAGTATCTTCAATCTTCTTTAGATTTTCCCAATCAACAAGATGCCAATCAGGATGGATATCACCATCAAGTCGAGGCTTTAACATCTCGCTGTACTTCGGATGATCGATCCATAATGAATAGACAGGAGCCTTTAGATTCGAGTATCGAATTAGCTTATCGATATTACTATAATTTTTCATGCCTCCGAAAAGGTTTAGAGAGCCAAACCAATCATTGCCATGATAAGTATAGGCTTGATCGAACGATGCTGGCTCTGGATGAATGTCTCCAGTGCGATCGAGATGGACTTTACCTAAACTACTCAACTGCTCCGCATAGATGGCAGCCTGCGCTGCTCGATGCGAATGAATGTTGGAAGAAACGGGAGTGAATGGGGATGTGAGTAATATGTTCATATTATCCCTTATATATCAAGTTGCCTATATTGTACATCATTTTTTAGCCAATCACGGTAACTATTTACGCGATCATATATCGTAGGATCATTGAGTACCGGTTGTTTGCCAACATTCCAAAACAATATATTCTTACCAGTATTCTTTGGAATATATTTCCAAACCTTGCCATCGTAAGTATCTATGCAAGGAAAAGGTGGAAGATTTTCTGCCTTCTCGCTCTGCTGAAATGGCATCGGTTCAGAGATGACTTCAGCTCGACCGAGTTCGCCTGCTTTTAGGTTACGAGACACTGCAACTGAGTGGAACTTGGCATTTGGCCATGCGATTTGCATTGCACGTGACAGAACACCCGTCGAGATGGCTACATACACCTCATCAGGTGCTTCGATCTTCGATGCAGCCTTCACGATACCAGCAGTGACTAACTCGTGCTTCAGACCGAGTGGAACGAAGAATGCATCTTCTTGAGAATCTGCCCAATCTTTGGCAATCTTGTTCAGATTTGGCATCGCAGCGATGCGATGAAACTCGACATCTGCGCCTTGTTCGATGCAGCATGCCTGATGATGAGAAATTGTTTGTGAAGAAGGCATAAACAACTTCACCTTCTTGTTGTGGCGTTTTGCTACATCGAGAAGAGAAACGCCAGCGAGTCCGGTGCGAGGTTGCACATACACGATCGTCGACTGATTGATTCTAGAGAGTAGACAATCACCGCCGCGAACCTTCGTTCCTGTAATCAAATCATCTCGTACACAACGAATGCCATCGTGTACTGTTATGACTGGATCAGGATATGGATCAGTCCATGTCTCGGCAAGGTTGAGGTAATACTCTCTGGCTTTTTCCCAACCGTAAATGCCTACGTCTTTGTTCACACCGTCGGTGACATGTTTATTATGCGCCATTCATCAGCCTATCATATCTATTTGTTTTGAGAGACCATTCAATGGGATATACCCAATCATATGGGATTTGCATCGTTTGCGACTTCACGCCAAGCTTGACTGCCATATATTTATAATGCATGCATAGCTTATCTTCAAGGTTGAGATAGTTGTGCGTATGAATGGGATTTGATGGATGAGCTTTGAGGTAATCCATATGCTCGACTTGCATCTTCGCCGCATCATTCAAAGCGATATACTCGCCGAACTCGTTGATCTCGTACTTACTCTTACTCATGAGGTTTGGACAATCGAACACTTGACTCAGTCCATCGAAGTAGCCTGTACCACCATGAAGAAACGAATCAGGATCCACCCAGTTTGGATGAGTCATCGCGACATGTCGAGCCGCATTCTTACAAGGATACATGGCATTACGAAAGCCAAATTCCTCGACAAAAATTTGATTAAGTTTCTTTGCGAACTCCATCATTGTATAAGGTCGATTGATTTTTGCAAACAACCTTTCGGCATGTCTTTCTGCAAATAATGTAGGAACTTCACACAGCCAATCTTTTACGCTTGTGTCTTTCGGATAGTAAATTTGAAAAAGATCTGAGCGAGCATGTCGTTCAGATATAAATCGAGTGCGCATGGCTTTTGGACCACCGGTTTGCCACGCTCGAAAAGTTTTCCAATGCTCGTTACTAAAAGAGAAGATCAGACATGCTTCAAGTATTGTTTGAAAGTCGTTCTCTTTGGCAATCTCATCAACGAACGGACACTCATGCCAATGGAGACGATGGCTGAACTGTTGATAGTTATCACGAAGAAGCGAGTCACGGCGCAAGTCATACTCACGACAGAACTCAAAGAACTTTTCGGTCCTCTCTTCTTGAGTCCAATCTTTCATCCATGATTGTTTCGGTTTGCCTTTGTCGTCATACTCGACTTCGGCAATGTTAGGATATTCAATATCAAATTCATGCTCACCGAGCAGCTGCGTTAACATATTCATTGACTTTTTCCTTATAGTCTGCTACGCTCATGCCAACTTGCTTGAGAACAGTATCGTCGGATGGATGGTTTGTCATGCCATTGAATGTTCGAACTAAGCCCAGATCCAGCATCGCTCGCTGTCTTCCATATGGGTGATCTTTAATTCTGCAAGAAGACCAGACGGAATCAAAGCAAAGATGGTTATATCCTGATCCTGGCTTGACATAGTTCTCGACCCATCGGATAAAGTCGCAACATACATCTTCTGCATTGTAGGGGAACGCACCTGTGTCTGCATAGATCTTCTCCATTACCTTATCGAGGAACTTTTCTTTTTGCAACTTATCAGTGTTGTTTGCCAGATATGAGATGCACTCGACAGCATTTGTACCATAATAGAATGGGCTTTCAAGATTGACATATTGTGGAAACCAATCTGCGATATCTGCGACGAATGCCGCATACTGGAATCGATAAACACGAAGTCCATTCTTGGTATTCCAGTCAAACATCCATTCTCCGATTTCGCGGAGATCTTTCTTTTGATTATTACCTTCGAGCCACTCTGCCATTTCTCGACAAAGACGCGGCGCATATTCAGAAAGGTAATAGTCTCCACCTCTCTTGTAACCTGGCTTCGGCTTTGGAAAGGAAGGAAACTGATAACCTACTGAAGTGTAGAATGGATATGGATAAACGTTGATGAACCGCGTCATCTCTTCGATAGTTTTAAACTTGTAGAGATGCGGAAGAACCGTGTTCGAATAACCTGAAGGTTTGACTGAGTAGTTGATACCAGAACCAGTCACACGATGGAGAAGAAAGACGTAGAGCCATTCTGCAAGTTGAAAGTCCGATTGCTTTCCTGTCCAGTCGGTGGCAATCGTCTTACGTTGGTATGTGTGATGACCTTTCTCCATCTTCTCCCAATAAGGATGTTCAGGAGTCCAACCATAAAACACGTCATTGACGATTTGTGAGAAGCCCGCAAACTTACGTTCGACGACGTCATAGAGCTCTACGTTCTCGAGAAGGTCGTCGTTCATATTTGATTCGAGGTATGGAACAGAACCAAGATTACACTTGGCTTGCTGATCTTTTGCTAGATAGAAATATCGGATGTACTCGTCATAATATTCAGTGAGTTCCACGCAAGTAATCTTTCATATTTTCAAGAGTCATCGTTACGTTACGAAAGTCATTCCACTTTCTATTACGCATCGAAGGATGACCGATCTTGAGATGGTGAATGCCTAGCTTATCGAGAACCTTCGAAGGAAAGTTGCCAAGGGCAATCACCTTCTTATCCTTAAACTTGCTTAGCTTAGTATTTATATCGTTAAGATTGACGTTCGTCATCTTCGGTTCTGCATCGACAATGTCAGGAATCACGTTATAGAAATCATAGTCGTATTGACCTACGATGTTCATCCAGTTCTTCAGCCTCCAGTATGTGTCAGATCTCGAACGAACATCGTTGCTCGATGGACACAAGCCAACGACCACAACATCGTCGCTGATCTTGTGGCCGCTAATGGAAGAATAATATAAAACGTCTTTCATTACTTTACCTTATCAAAGTGCCTCTCATATACATGGAGGTTACCGACATGCCAGATAATCTTAGTGCTGTTGATACCGAGTTCAGCAGCCAGCTTATCGACGACGTGCTTTTGCCACGCATAGTCATTGCGATAGCCGAAGACAACGTCGTTCGACCGCATTTGAACTATGGCTACCAACTGATCGTCACGAATCATATACTGTACTGCATTGGTGCACATGAAGTCTGACATGCCATTATAGTTGTAGTCGTACCACATCGTAGGACGAGTGTAGATCATCACAGCACGACGACTGTTTGGATTATCACGAAGTTCTTTCAGAACATGATTATATTGATCGAAGTTATCTTCATGCCAGATAGCCCAACCATAATTCGAGTTGATGTAGCCATACTTATCAGCGACTTGCTGCCAAATTGCAGGAGTCTTACCAGGAATATCGTTAACACTGAGTGACATCGACTGATACCATTGAAGTTCGCGCTCGACATACTCTTCATTGACTTCACCGAAGATGGTTGGTTCATCTGCTTCGAAGGTAGCACCAATCATCTCGATGGTTTTGACACCAGTCTTGTCTGTGACGTAATGATCGTCGAGAAGTTCGTTGATGAAGTGTTTACGAATATCTTCAACCTTCAACATTCTTCATCGCTCCTACTGGACGGTTGAGAAAGTCACGATCAGGTGATTGGCCGTCCATCTTGCCACGACAATAGGATACTACGAACGATGCGTAGTTGATCAGATCCATTGCCGAATCTTCGATCGATTCGAAGTTAGGCTTGTACGTAGGATCTTTTTCCATGGCTTCGATGACAGACTGCATACGCAGAGTCTTGGCATAGATGAGATCGGTGATGGTTGCTACGCCACGAGGATAGTAGTCAGCTTGACGAATGCGACTCGCATCATTCTGATAGTCTTTCGACTTCTTTAGCTGGATTTCAGCACATTCTTGGAGGACTCGAATTGATTCACGTTCTTTAGACATACTTTTTCACCTTTAAAAATTTACCTTCGTATTTGGAAGGCATTAATGAATCTACTACATATTGCGAATTAAGTACATTGATTAATTCGAATGTCACCACATCATTTTCTTGGAGCGGTCGATCTTCAGGCCGATGCATCCGATAAAAACAATAATGAGTCAAGAGTCCGGCATTGATGCCAGCTTGAACCCATGGATGTGTATTCAGTTTCTGTTCAGAAACGTTATAATACAGGTTCTCATCGATGCATTTGAAATCGATGTAAGCATCGTCGATGCGGACGTCATAAACGCATGCACCATTCTTTGTCAGATGCTCAGTTAGAGGGCCAAGAACGATGTTTTTCTTGATGAGCCACTCTTCGAGGACCAGACAGTCGACGTCTTTGGTGAACTTGAAGTCGGTTCGAGATCCTTGATTAAGGCGAGCCTTCATATCTTCACGAAGTTGCAGGAAATCTTTATCGATCACCAAGCCAGGCTCGGTTGTTGCAAAGATGGTTTTGAGTTTTTCTAATAGTTCGGTCATAATTTTAATATACCACAGCTTTCATAATATGTACACAGTTATTTTATTTTTTCGGCTTGCGGCCAGGTTTCTTTCGAACATATGGAACTAGCTTGATGCCCTTAACGCCGTCAATCACAACTGCGGCGTATTGCTCTTCCCATGTATCATAACCTGAACCAAGTTTTTGATATGGCTTGAGCGCTTCATTTTCTTCTTTTGTCACATAGTGAACTTGGCATGACATTTTAATGAAATTAACTATCTCATCTTTTGTAGCGCCGGCATCGAGCATCTCAAACATTTTATATGCACTCGCTTGGCGAGGATAAAAATGCTCCTTTACCAACTCAGTGGTTTTAAGATGTTGGCCTTTTTCAGAAACAAGTCCGCTGAAAGTACTAGGAGAATCGAATAGCAAATTACGGATTCCATTAATGGCAATCTGCCGCTCGAGAGGTTTATCCCGAAATAATGAATGATTGCCGATGATAACATTTGCCAAAGCAACATACTTATCATATTTTTGCTGATCGGTAAGTTGCTTACCCATTACAGTACCTTTCCGTCAAGGATGAACTTGCGATTTTCGCTATCGAAGATCAGAATGTTGTCATTCATAAGGATCTGCAGAGGTGCTTCACCTTGAGCGTTGTAAGCGCCGGCCAAACGATTGAAGTAGGTTTCTACCGAGTAGTGGTTGATCAGAGTCTTGATGAACTTCGATTTGGTAACTGGCCCACGGTGTTTGAAGCGGGCAACAAACTTGCGGTCTTCCCAGTAGTTGTCAGCGTGAGGCTGGTAAAAAACATAATCGCCACTGATAACTAAATTTTGTTTGGTAAAAGCAGTCATAATTATTTCCTTCTTGATTATAGGTCCACCTTACCAAGAATTGGATTAATTGTACATGCTTTATTTTCGAAACAAAACTATTTTTTTAGTTTTGTGAGCAATCCATGGTTGTTAGCATGGCTCGGAGCCTTCCAGCCGGCAGGTTTGATCAGATCTGGAAGACCGAGAGGATTCGGTCGTTCAGGCTTGATACCAACTTCTTTTGAAAGGTTGGCACGAAGTACCTTATTCCATGCCTCATACGAATCGATACCCATCGAATCGAGAGTACCAATGGCCACGACACACAGGTCGATCAGACCATCAACGATTTCCTCGGCATCGTTATCGCGAACTGCATTCTTTGTTTCAGTCAGTTCTTCATCGAGGAACGTCATACGAAACCGAAGAAACTGCTTGAGCTTCTCGGCATCAAAATCTTGAACCTTCTCATTCACACCGTAATACCGATGCATACCATTAATATCTCTTACCCAATCTTCACTCATGCTTTTAACCAATCCATCATTTGTTGTACTTCTAAAGATAACTCATTTTTCGGTTTAAGTACACCGTTTTTTCGGTTTATTTTCGCCGCTAACTTTTTTGCTTGTTCCATATGATATGTATTCGCTCGCTTTGTGTGCGGGATTCCATTCAAATGATCGAGCTCATGTTGAAACACACGAGCAGTGATACCATCGAACTTCTTCGTCTCAGTTGTGCCATCCGGATGTGTGAAGCGAACCTTAATAAACTTCGGTCGCTTGATCTTCACAAAGAGATTTGGATACGACAAGCATCCTTCTTCGAGTGTCACCATCTCTGATGATACGTCGATGATCTTTGGATTGATCACACCGATCACGTTCTCTGCGCGCATGACAAACATACGAGTACGTACACCAATCTGATTGGCCGAGAGTCCCATGCCTTCAGCATCGATCATCGTCTTAGCAAGATCGTTATAGAGTTCTACAGGATTAACGATCGGATTATCGAAGTCAAACTTAGGCATCTCTTCCTTCAAAAGAGAATCGGTATGCATTAAAATATCTCTAATCATTTGATAATCCTACTATCTATGATTGCAATCCACTGGTTCATGCTGCAATCCGACTGAAGTTCTTATGCTTCTC